ACTCTCCGTGTATATCCGAAACCAGCCCGAACCAGCCTGAACCGGCTTTGGTTCAGTCAGATTCGACGGGTGATGACCCAAGGGTGGGTAGGGTTCAGCCACGGTTGGTGACCCCTGTAGGGGGGGCGGGTACCTATGGCCCGCAGGTTGCTGCGTGGGCTGAACGGCACCTGGGTAAAACGCTGATGCCGTGGCAACGGTTGGCGCTCGACGGGCAGCTGTCCCATGATGCTGACGGCAACCTGCTGTTTCGGGAGAGCTTGACCACGTGCGCGCGCCAGCAGGGTAAGACGGTGGGTGGTCAGGCCCTGTTGGGCTGGTGGGTCACCGACTTTGCCGCTATGCGTGGCACACCGCAAACGGTGCTGAGCACGGCCCACAAACTTGACCGCGCCAGCGCACTGTTCAGGGAAGTGGCCCCCATTCTCGAGACGCATTTTGGCGCAAAAATTGGTTGGTCATATGGGCGCATGCGGGCAGACCTGCCGGACGGCTCGAGCTGGGCGGTGAGCGCCGCCACCGAATCAAACGCGCACGGCTCGAGCAACGACCTAATTTTCATTGACGAGCTGTGGAACGTGCCAGCCCCAGTGGTGTTTGATGCGTTCAGGCCGTCACAGATAGCCCGAAAAAACCCGTTGCTGTCGATGTGGTCTACGGCAGGTGATGAGACAAGCACCGCCATGCTGCGCCTGAAATCGCAGGCAATGGCAGCCATTGACATGGGCAAACCGTCACGGCTGTACTTTGCTGAATGGTCACCGCCGCCAGGTGTGAGCGTGGATGACCGCCGCTACTGGCGGTGGGCTAACCCTGCGTTGGGGGAAACCATCACGTTGGAAGCGCTCGAAGCGGCCTATGACAGCCCCGACAAAAACAGTTTCTTACGCGCCCACCTAAACCTGTTCATTGCCGCGCAATCATCCTGGCTGCCGTCAGGCACGTGGGAACAATGCCGCACCAACCAGCCGGCCCCAGCTGGCGGGTGGCTGTGCTGTGACACCAGCCTTGACGACAGCCGCTATGTAGGCGTGCGCGCGGTGCAGGCCGGCACCCAAGTGCACGTAGAACTAGCGTTTATCGCAGACAGCGAAACCGCCATGTGGCAAGAAGTTGAAACCCTCATGGCTGACCAAAACCTGAAACTAGGTTTGACACCTACGCTCGAGCTGCATTGCCCGCCAGCCCTGAAGCGGCGCACCAGCATTGTGGGCTACGCAGAATTAGTGAAATACACCAGCCTGGTGCGCGCCATGATTTGCGAGGGCAAAGTAACCCACGACGGGTCAGCGACATTGGCTGAACATATCGGTAGAGCTGTCGCCGCCAAAACCCAAAACACCACGGTGCTGTCATCCCAAAAAAGTGTGGGCCCAATTGAAGCGGCGCGGTGCGCAGTGTGGGCGGTCAGCCTGGCATCGAAACCAGGGGGCCGAACTAAGGCCGCGTTCGCATCAGCCTGACCCCTAGTAGACAAACCCAGCCGGCCCCTAGAAAATTGGGCCGTGGCACTATTCGCACGCACCAAAGCAACCCCTGCTTTCGGTCATGCCCCCATACAGGCAGCTGCGGGTAGTGCGGCACAGATAGGCGACTTCTACACTTACTCTGTCGGGGGTACTGAAGAGCTCGGGCTATCTGTGCCCACCATCGCGCGAGCCGTGCAAATGATTTGCAGCGTAGTGGGCTCGCTGCCATTGAAGCATTACACCACCCAATGGACGGGCGAAGAGTACGAAGAAATCGGGCTTGAGCTCGAAGCGTGGATGCTTCAACCTGACCCCACCGTCACCCGCCAATTCATCATGAGCGCCACGGTGACTGACCTGATGATGCGCGGCGAAGCGTTTTGGTATGTCACCAGCCGCAGCCAAAACACGGGCCGGCCCCTCACGTTTCAATGGATGCCCGCCGCAATGGTCAGCCTGCTTGACCAAACGGGCCCGCAACGGTTCGGCCTGTCAAAGCAGGTGACATTCAATGGCGTAGAAATCCCGTATCAGGATGTGGTGCAATTCATCGCACCCACCCAAGGTTTGCTTTACACCGCGGCCCGCTCGATTCAAACCGCGGTGAAGCTTGACCGCGCCGCAGACCGATTCGCAAGCACCGAAATTGCAGCCGGCTACCTGCAGCAGACTGACGGCAGCGAACCGATGAGCGCCGAAGATTTGGCAGAGCTCGCAGCATCATGGGCCAACGCACGCAGGGCCAGCGCCATTGGTGCGCTCAACAGCGTGGTAAAGTGGCACGAATTCAACAGTGACCCCAGCAAACTGCAGCTTGTCGAATCACGCCAATTCCAAGCGCTCGAGCTGTCACGCCACGCAGGAATTCCCCCATACCTGTTGGGCATCGGCGTGCCAGGCTCATTCACGTATCAAAACGCACAGCAGGCCCGCCAAGACCTGTGGCTGTTCGGCGCAAAAATGTATGCGGACTGCATCGAACAAACATTGAGCGGCAACAGCATCGTGCCAAGGGGCCGGTTCGTAAAATTTGACGTAGAAGATTTTCTGTTTGAAAACAGCATGGCTGAAATTGAGGTTGAAGAGCCCGCGTCAGCCAGGGTGCGAGAGGATGAAAACGCATGATTCGGCTAACCGCACAGCTAGTCACTGTTGACGCTGCGGCCCCTGACGGTGAACCTAAGCGCACCGTCACTGGTTTGGCAGTGCCGTGGGATACCACCGCGGTGCTGTCAGGGGGTGAATCGGTTCGTTTTCTCAGGGGTTCCATCTCAGAAAACGGGCCGGCCCCCAAACTGTTGGAATACCACGATGACACCCGCGTTATTGGGTTGGTCACCGCGTTGGCTGACACTGACGCGGGCCTAATGTTCGAAGCGAAAATTGCTGCCACCCGTGCCGGCGATGACGCGCTCGAGCTCTTGAAGATGGGTGCGCTTGACAGCGTGAGTGTCGGCGCAGTACCCGTGAAATTCACCAGCGAGCCTGACGGCACAATGGTTGTATCCGAAGCGCGCATGCTCGAGCTGTCACTTGTGACGGTGCCGGCCTACGCGCAAGCACAGGTTTATTCGGTTGCTGCCTCACAGCCGAATGAAGAAATCGAAGAGGCGCAAACCACTGACATTCCCGAAGAGGAGAAAACCGAAATGACCACCCCTGAGATTGAAGAGGCTGTGCCCACCGCACCGCTCATGGCGCAGGCCAAGCGCGAATTCAAGTTGCCCACCGCAGCTGAGTACATGGTCAAGTTCCTTGCCGGCGGTTCCGAGTTCGCCGAATTCAACGCGCGAATCAAGGCCGCTGCACCGAACGTGGAAACCACCGACCTGCCGGGCATCCTGCCCATTCCGATTGTTTCCCCCATCTACAATTCGTTTGTTCCCAACTATCGCCCGCTTGTCACAGCAATGGGCGTTCGCTCGATGCCGCAGGCCGGCAAAGTGTGGATTCGACCCAAGGTCGTGACGCACACCACCATTGGGGCCAGCAACGGTGAGAACGTCGCACTTGACCAGGGCACGTTTGTTGTTGATGACATTCAGGTGACGCGCGCGCTTTATGGCGGCTACGTGAAGCTGTCTGAAGAGAGCATTGACATGACCAGCCCCGAAGTGTTGGGTGCCCTGCTCGACGACATGGCCCGCGTCTACGCGAACCAGACCGATGCCGCAGCCTGCACGACGTTTGAAAACGGCGTGACGCAGACCGAAGCGCTGACCGATGGAAGCGACCCCGCCGACTGGGTGTCGTTCATCTACAACAGCGCTGAGCAGATTTTGAGCAACAGCAACGGCAACCTGCCCAACGTGCTTATCATGTCGCCGGCCTACTTCGCGAGCCTGGGTGCGCTCACCGACACCACGGGCCGCCCGCTGTTCCCGAACGTGGGCCCCATGAATGCCATTGGCACCGCCGATGTTCAGAACTTCAACGGCAACGCTTTCGGTTTGCAGGTTGTCGTTGACCGCAACCTCACCAAGGCCGGCGGCAAGAACCTGTACGTGGGCCGTTCCGATGGTTTCGAGTGCTGGGAACAACAGCGCGGTGCGCTCAGCGTTGAGGCCACTGACGGTTCACTGGCCCGCATCGTGGCGTTCCGCGGCTATTTCTCGAGCCTCATGATTGACAACACTAAGTTTGTCGGTCGGGCCTGACGAATCGCTGACGGCTAAGGGGTCTGCATCATGGCAACATTCACGGTGACGCACCACCAACGGGTGGATGGTTACGCTGTGGTGCAGACCCTTGAAACCACCGACATTGGGGTAGGGCAAAGCATCACCCTGTCAGGTTTGGGTCACGGCCTGAACGGTACGCACACTGTCTACGCGGTGCCCACCTATTTGCTGTTGGGCATCGACGAAGAGGGAGACCCGTACTATGACACTGAGCAGGTCATACTAAACCAGCTCATGTTCGTGGACGCTGGCGACGACCTAGCGCGCAGCGCCGCAGACCCGTTCGGAACGCTCACGTGGACGCAAACATGCACCTGGGTGAGCTCAGCTGACGTACAGGTATTTTTGGGTATCTCGAGCGCCACCGCGAACGACACCGCATTTCTCACCCAGGCTGTAGCCGCGGGCAATCAGTGGTGTTTCAAGCGTAGGCAGCAGGCCGGCTACCACGACAGCCTTACCACTGTCCCCGATGACGCAGTAAAAATGGGCACGGTGCTTTACTGTGCTGGGATTTACCGTGAACGTGGCAGTATCGATTCGTTCCAAAGCTTTAGCGACATGAACGCGGGCACCGCAACGCTGAACCTAGGACGGATTCACCAGCTGTTAGGCGTGAAGCGCAGTCAGGTGGCATGAGTGTGGCAGCGTCAGGCATTTTCGTTGAATCAACCACAGCGCTTGTCAATGCCATTGCAGCGCTCGGGTTGGTGCCGGTACAGGATGCCCGCAACGCGCGGCCTCTCACAGTGTTTGTCGAGCCACCCAGCTTCGATGCGTTCAACTACAACATTGGTGACCTCACCTACACCATCAGAATTTTGGCGGCCCCGCCAGGCAACCAGGATGCAAGCGACTACATCCTTACAACCGTGGACACCATCATGAACAGCGGCATTGTCATTACGGCAGGCCGGCCCAGCGTGGCTGTCATCGGTTCGCAAGAACTACCGGCATATGACCTAACCGTTAGAATGAGCGCGCGCCGCTCTTGAGAAGAAAGAAACAACATGGCAACCACAACCTTTTTGGGTAACGCAACTATCAACCTGACAGTTGGCATGACGACCACTGACCTGACCGACAACTGCAGCAAGTGCGAAATTTCGCTGACCGCTGAAGCGCTCGAAACCACCGCGTTTGGTGGCACCGCTCGAGTGTTCACCAGCGGCCTGCAAAACAATGAGGTGACCCTCACGCTGTTCAACAGCTACGGTGCCGGCGAAATTGAAGCCATTTTGTACAGCGCGTGGGGCACCACCAGCACGCTGGTTATCTCGCCCAGCGGCACCACTGAGAGCTCGAGCAACCCTGAGTACACCATCACGGGTTGCTATCTCGAGAAGATTACCCCTATCAATTCGGCGGTCGGTGAGCTCAGCGTTGTTGAGGCCGTGTTCAAGGGCGGCACCGCGGCCCGCGATATCACCTGACCAAACCAACCCAGCTGAAGTAAGGAACCCCACGTGAAGCTGAAACTCAAAGTAGACCAGGGCAACGGTGAGTATCAGGTTGAAACCAACCTGTACGTCATCGTGACATGGGAACGCAAATACAAGCGCAAAGCGTCAGACATTCAGACAGCCGGCATAGGCATGGAAGATTTGGCGTTTATGGCGTATGAGGCAAGTAAGCAGGCAGGTGTCACCATCCCCGCCATGTTTGATGATTTTCTCAAACGGCTGGTGACGCTCGAAGTAGTAGACGGTGAGCCTGTAACCCCTACGCAGGGGGCTACCGAAAACAGCTAGCTGACGTTTTGGCAGCTACAGGCTGGTGGCCCCCAAACATAGACTTTGATTTAGCAGACCTAGCCACGGTGGTTGAATCAATCAATAGAGACCGCAGGGCCGACTAATGACAGCACAAGTGAGCGTAGAGTTTTACGGGTTGAAAGAAGCCCTACGTGAGCTGCAAAAGACTGACCCTGCGCTGCGCCGCCAGGTGACCAAAGATATGAAAGCGGCAGCTGAAGAGGCTTTACTGCCGGCTATCAAAGACGCGATACCCGCCAGCGCGCCAACCCAAGGGTTTGACCATGCGGGCCGTACTGGTTGGCGTAGGGCTAACCAGCAATCGCAGGTGGTTTTCAAGGTGGACACCCGCAAAGCTCGCCGCCGAAACCTGCAGCAAGGTGCGGACTGGGAATCGATAGGCACCGTCAAAGTGGTGACTAAGGGTGGCCCGCTTGCTATTGCTGACATGGCAGGGCGCGGCCCGAACCGCACCCGCAACCGCAACCCGCTTATGGCCCGCCCAAACTTTGCTGAAGTGCTGTCAAGCAAGTTGGGCCGTGGCCCGTCACGGTTTATTTGGTTTGCTGGTGAACGGCATATTGACCGGCTCACAGACAAGGTGACAGCAATAGTGGTAGAAGTGATGGGTGAGACTGAGAAGCGAATTGTGAGGCGCGGCTAATGGCAATCTCTTTACCCATTGTTTCGGAATGGAACCCAGCCGGCCTGAACAAAGCCATTGGGGACTTCAAACGGCTTGAGACAGCCGGCGAAAAAGCACAGTTTGCTATCAAAAAAGCGGCGGTGCCCGCAGGTCTAGCTATCGCCGGTTTGGGTGTGGTCGCGGTGGATGCGGTCAAAGCTTTTGCTGAGGATGACGCAGCCGCCCAAAAGCTTGCCACCACCCTGCAAAACGTCACCAACGCGACTGACGCACAGGTGGGCGCTGTTGAGGACTTCATCACCAAAACCAGCATTGCTGCGGCGGTCAGTGATGATGAGCTGCGGCCCGCGTTTGACAGCCTGGTGCGCGGCACCGGCGATGTTGCCCAAGCCCAAGACCTGTTAGGGCTCGCGCTCGACGTAAGCGCCGGCACCGGCAAAGACCTAGGGCTAGTGTCCGATGCGCTCAGCAAAGCGTATAACGGCAACTTTGCCGCCCTAAAGAAACTTGACCCAGCCCTAGCAAGCCTCATTGCTGAGGGTGCTGATGC